AAGGTACTGTACCTCTTCTTGAGTTGTTACAGACTCATAAAGAACAGGCTACAGGATTGTCTAAGGCTGCCCAAGGGCTTAACGATACACTGTATGTATCAGGTAACTCTGATGAGAAGATGGCTCGAGCACAGTCAGCTGCACAAGTACGTATCCAGTATATGGCTCGTAGGTTTGCTGAAACAGGGTTTACTCGTCTAGTTAATGGTATCTACAAGACACTCAGAACAAAGATGCGTGGTAAGACCATGAAGTATATTGATCAGAATGATTTGTTTAGATCTGTTGACCCTTCTATGCTTCCTGCTGATATCCACATGTACATCGATGCTGATGTAGGTGAGAACGGTAACAGTAACGTTATCAAGAAAATGCAGATGATTGGTAAGGAACTTATTCCTGCCTTGATTCAGGCTGGCGCTGGTGGTGCGGTTAATCCTGCTGCTGCTGTAACTATTGCTTGTCAATCTCTTGAAGCTATGGATCTTGATCCTCTTGACTACCTTGTTGACTACACTGCAGAGGACTTCAAGCAGAAGGCTGAAGAGTCTCGTAAGATGGAACAACAGGCTGAAGAAAAGAAGAGAGCATTAGAAGAACAACTTAAACAGCTGGATCTTGCTCAAAAACAAGCTACCCTTGACCTGACTAATATTCAGTCTAAGAACGCTATGCAAGATAACACCAAACAACTTATGGTTGCTCTGGATAAATCTCAGCAAGAGTATCTTAAGCTTTATATTGCGGCTGGTAAGGAAGGATTAGAGCTACCTAAAGTAAAACCAATTGAAGAATTGTTAGCTCTTGCTACCCAGTTTATTCAAGGTACTGGCGGTAACACAGCGACTCCTCCTGAAGGTAGCACACCTCCTATGCAACAATCCGGTCCGGCAGCGGCACCAGAACAACCAATGTAATTAACATAACTGGCCCTTTAACCGGGGCCAGTCCTAAAGAAACAATATGGACAAATATAAAGAATCCTTTAGAAGTAAGGTAAGACCAGAACAAAATCATGAGACAGGTGAGTATGGAGTACAACCTTTCAGAGATGCCCAACAAGCATTAGCCAAAGCAACCTTTGTTCAAAGAGACAGGGAAGTTTTTATGGCTGAGGCTTATGGTGAGATCTTATCTGATCTGTTTATAGCTTGGTTAAAGAGCCAACCTCATGCCACAAAAGAACGAGAGTACCTGTATAGTACAGCTATGGCTCTTGGTTCAGTGAAAGAAAAGCTTATTCGTATTGAAACATACGGTAACAATGTAAAGTTTATTAATCAAAAATCGGAAGAAGCCGAGAAGGAAGATAACAATGGATAACGTAAAGTCAGTACTTATTAAAGCCCGAGATGAGATTCTTGGGGAATTAAAAGCATGTGGTCAGAATGGTGGGGTAGGTAGAGCTATGCAATATGCCCCACAACTAGTATCACTTCAAAATGCTATCGAAGCATTAGACCGTATTGAGCAGCCTAAAGTAGATCGCATGGCAGCAGTACGAGCAGCAAAAGCTGTAAAACAATAATAGACACAAGGATAAAGAATTCGTAGTGAAGGGATTAATTACCCCGTTCTATGCTTATCCGTAGATAGCTACATTAACACAAACTGATAAGGGTTTTTATGGCGTACAAAGACAAAGAAGCAGGTAAAGCAAAATATAGGGAAGCTTACCAATTAAAAAAGGAATCCGAACAATTTAGGCACAAACAAAAATATTTAGATAACAAAGAAAAATATCTGCTACAAAAAATGGAGTATGAAAAAACATACAAAGTTGGTAGGGCAATAACGACAATATCTAGACTATACAATATCAACCAAGATGCCGCTTCAGATTTATATTTAAGGTCAATGACCTTTTGTGATGCTTGTAAAGAACCATGGGACCCTTTAAAGAAACGACTAGCTATTGACCATGACCATGATACAGGAGCAATACGGGGTATTTTATGCCACGGATGCAACACTTCTCTTGGCTTGCTCAAAGAGTCACAAGACAGATTAACTAAACTATCAGCATACTTAAGTACAGTATGTGGTAAATAAGGAATGAAATGAATACAAACACAAACGCTTACTCTACCAACACGCCAGCCTCGGAAATTTCGAGTGCCAGCTTTGATGACCAAGCTTATAGTGCACAGAACGAAGCAGCCAGCCTAGATGATATTCTGCGAAACTCTCCAGCCGCAAAGCTGTTGGGTCTAGAAGAATCTCTACCAGAAGAGGATAAGGATGTCCCAGTTCAAGATTCAGAATCGGACAATGATGTTCCCGAGGATTCTGAAGACAAACCGAAAGATGAAGATGATCAAGAATCGTCTGATGAAGATAAAGACCCGAAGGATGATACGTCTACCCCTGAAGGTGATTTACCTGCTGAAGAAGATATTGATTGGGATTACAAGGTTCCTGTTACAATTAACGGGAAGACTGATTACGTAACCCTAGAAGAGATCCGTAAAGGGTATTCTACTGATCAACACCTTTCAAACAAAGGTCGGGAACTTGGCGAACTGAAGAAACAGCTCGAACAAGAAAGAACAGAAAAGCTTAAGGAATTAGTTGAGATGGGTACTGTTGTTCATGAAGAACTAACAGCCGTTGAAACAGCCTTAGGGTCTCAGTACCACCAACTTACAGCTGATATCGAGAAGGCTCGTACAGAGGGTGATACTTATACTGCTCGTGAACTCAAAGAGAAACGTGAGCAGGTGCAAGAAGATTATTGGAAAGCTCGGAACAACCGTGAAGAGAAGACCAAAGCTATTGCAAGTAAGCTGCAAGAACAACAAGCGGAACGGCAACAAGAGTTACTGAAAGTGTACGGGGAAACAATCACTACAATGATCCCTGATTATTCAGATAAAGTTGCTAAGTCTATCCGTGAGTTTGCAATTAAAGAGGGTATTCCCGAAACCCTCTTGGAGTCAGTATATGACCCCGTTATTGTCAAATTCATTAATGACTACCGTAAGTTAAAGACAGCTAAAGAGACTGGTGAAGTTAAGCGTAAGGCAGTTACGAGTGTCAAGTCTATTCCTACTAAAGGTGGACAACCGCAGTCACAACGAACCCGAGAAGCTGAACAAAGTAACCGCAGTAAGGTTCTTCAAGGTCAAGGCTCAAAGCAAGATGAATTAGATTTCCTCAAGCGTATTTCTTCAGTGAGTAAAAAACTTTGATTTAAACTCTTATAGAAAGGTCATATAACATGGCTGGTAATAATTTTGCAACAGGCGGTCCTAAGGCCGCAGCCCGTGGCGCATCTGCCACTGGTAACGCTACTAACTCCGGTGAACGTGAAGATCTGGCGAACTTCATCTCGATGATTTCTCGTGATGAAACTCCTTTTATGTCTAGCATTGGCAAGACCAAAGCTACGGCAGTATTCCACGAGTGGCAAACCGATGAACTCTCTCCTCCTGCTTCTCAAGCAGTTGCTGAGGGTGTATCTTATGCTACACAAAACAGCGCTCAAGGTGCGGAACCATTCCGTACACGTCTGGGTAACTACACTCAGATCAACTCTAAGACTGTCACTGTGACAGGTACTAAGAGAGCAGTTGACCAAGCAGGTGTCGCTGACGAGTTAATGCTAGCTCCAGCCTGAAGTAATTCGGGTTTGCAAACAGGATGAATTGCTGGGAAACCTATAAACCGTAATTGAAGTTTATAGATAATCAGCAGCCAAGCTTTCGGAGGGATCCGATTGAAGGTTCAACGACTAGGACATACTTTGTAGAACACAAGATGAAGTCCGTAGAATACAAGTGTATTCGAAGCGTCCTGCCCCACAACAGTGGGTGATGATATAGTCTAAACTGTATGGTGACATACAGATGGTTAACATTTTATGAGGTTATACCTGCAAAGAAGTCACGACTCTTTGTGAATAATTATTGATGCATACCAATTAAAGAAACGTGGTACCGAACTTCGCCGTGACGTTGAATTCGATTTGATCGGATGGAAATCGTCTAACGGTTCTGGTACTCGTACATTCGGTGGATACAACAGCTGGGTTAACTTCACAGCAGCTACCACCACCCCAGCTACTGCACTTAACGTGTTGGCTACACCCGGTGAGTACACTGCTCCCACAAACATGGGTGCTGGTATTGCTGGTACCTTCACTACCGTAACTGGTGCCGACAAGGTATCTTTGCAGTTGTCTCACATTGATACTGTGATGCAAGCAGTGTATGAGAATGGTGGTAAAGCCACTAAGCTTATGCTCTCCCCTGCTAACCGCCGTGTATTCTCTGCTAAGGCACAGAGTGCAGGTTCTAGCTCGAGCAATGCTGGCGACGGTAACGTTCGTCGTAATATCGATACTGATGGTAAACTCCGTCAGTCTGTCGAGATTTACATGTCAGACTTCGGTGATATCATGGTAGTACCTAACTACGTGATGGGTATCTCTAACACCTCTGTGTCTGGTCTCGATCAGGCAGCTAACTTCACAGCGATGGTGTATGATCCTATGTGGTTCAGCTATGCTTCTTTGCGTCCATTGCAAGAAGTTGATCTGGGTCAGTTGGGTGATTCTATCATCGGTCAGATTGTGGAAGAGGGTACCTTGGAGTGCCGTAATCCAAAAGGCGCAGCCTTGATCTTCGGTTTGTCCGGAGCCTGATAGGTTAGCCTAGTTTAAAGGGAGGGAGGAGAAATCTTTTCTCCCTTTAATTTTGAAAGGAATATAAATGGAATTTTTAAAAATTACAGCAACAGATGGTACTATGCAGTACATCCCTGATAATTATGTTGTACAAATTAAAGTTGGTGCTGACGTATTTGATGCTGGATCCGTTAACCGAGCACCCATGATTAAGCGTGGGAAGATTACTGAGGTTAAATATACTGATGGTACTACAATCACCACAGAGGTAGTAGCAGCATTTAATGGTACTAACAAAGAATATGAGTATGGTTGCTTGACTGTGGATGGTGCTTTCCAAACAAGCCTATCTAACTACACTCTTTAATTGAGGTGACACATGGGATTTTTATCACAAGAAAACAACAAAGACAGCTTTAAGGTAGCTACCAACGATAACGATTTTAAGCTTGAGCAGGATGTAAGTGCTTACAAGAATTATGCTTCTAACCAACGAGAGTTAGATTCAGCAGCACACTCTACCCGGCAGTATCGTTCTTTTGCTATCTTACCTGATATTGTTTGTATTGACATTTTAACAAAGTATGGGCTTGATGTACATTCGCCTGACTTTATGAGTAACCCTGCAAGCCTAAGAAAGCTTAAGCAGATTATTGAAACAGACTACCCGTTACTTAAAACAAGTAATGTAAGGGCACTATAAAGGATATAACATGGCAACACCCTTGTATGACGCTATTGTAGCGAAGACCCGAGATTGGGCAAATAAGCCCCAAAGCGAAACTATCCCCGACAGCGTTATCCAAGATTGCCTTCGTTATGCTGCTGATCAGTCTTACAGAGAACTACGTATCCCACCCTTAGAGTGGACTACCCGATACACAGTGGAATCAGCTGACAACAGTGGTGAAAACAGTTTAGGATTACCTTTTGGTAATGCGTATACCTCCTTCTATATGCCTGAAGACCTTACACAGTTTAACTACATCAGAACTATTGCTCAAGAGAATGCAGGAACATCTTACTCTACATTCCCTTCTAATGTATCTAAAGTATTTAATGAGGTCACTGATAAGCGATCATTCTTTGATCTATACGCTGAGAAGTATTCGGTATACAATTGGATGTGGCAAGATAACAAGATCTTTATTCACCCTCAGTTAGCTGTAGGGGCTATTGTAGAGATTCACTATTACCGTAGGTTACCTGCTCTTGACGCAACATACACAGTGTCAGCTATTAATTACATCATAGGTATTTCTGATGCTAACCAACCATATTTAACTATTGATGCTTCTGCCGCAAAGTTACCTTTATACTTCTCTACAAGTGGTGGTATTGAGAAGTGTTTTGATACCTCTGCAGCAGCAACAGCGTATAACCCAACCGTAACAACTAAGTATTACATCGGTAAGGAAGTACCTAACTGGTTGAGGGATAACAATGAACGGTTGCTTATCTGGGGTGCATTACACAACTTAGGTGCATACCTATTTGACGATAAGATGGAGGCCAGATATGAGAAAAAGTTTAATGAGGGTCTTGCCTCTATGAACAAAGAAGAAAAGTTTAGAAGAGCATCTGGCGGTAATATTGCTATCCACGTCAACACAAATGGTCTCATTTAACAATGGCATACGACACATCCCCCGGATCCTCCGGTAATGTAGTTCAGTCATCATCCCAAGGGTATAACACTCAACCGGGGATGACTGGACAAATTGCTGGTGGAGGTGAGTATGACGACTTCAGTAAGACAGACGTTACTGAATTTAACAATGTTGCAGCTAATGCCGTAGTAAGTGCCACAGCACAGGCTCAAGCAGCTGCAGCCTCAGCAGTATCAGCAGCATCAAGTGCTTCTTCAGCAAGCACAAGTGCTGGTACCGCCACAACACAAGCTAACACAGCTACATCGGCAGCTTCAGCGGCAAGTGGTTCAGCTACAGCAGCAGCTAACAGCGCAGCAACAGCAGCTAACGGTGTATCCTCTGTTACAGCTTTAGTAGGTACAGCTAATGCAGCAGCCTCTTCAGCA